ACACATCCGCGTCTATTTTGTGCCTGTTCAGCACGCGTAGCCCACTTACAATTATCAGGAGAATAGCCCCTGTTGTTATCAATACGCTCAAGGGTTGTATTGGTAGGTCTTCTGCCCATATCAGTAATAAATTGCACGTAATCATCACACCATGCATCGCACATGGTTATACCTCTACCACCATAATCCATATAATAATTATTGTTGATATTAAAGCAACGCTGGTGTGCTGCCTTCCATACTTGATATTCGGGGTGTTTATACAACGAATCCTCTGAGGATTCATATTCGCGATTGATGTTCCGCGCGGTTGTTAATTCATTTTTAAGACAACCACATGATTTACTTTTATTGTTTTTTAGGCTGTCTATACGAACAAGTCGTATTTCGCCACAATCGCACGTGCATTCAACTAATCGATGTCCAGCTTCCATGTAAGTTTGGTCTGAATTTATCGTCCACCTCGTAAATTTTTCACCTTTCATTAATTTGGTGGTACCCATAGGTACTTCTCTTATTATTGTTATAATAGTATTATATCAGAAATGATGTTCGTCGTCAACCATTTCATATGATGTATTCTTGCTGGCATTTTCAATTTCTAATGCTGCCTTAATATCTCGCTCGCGTTGTTCACGATTAATATATTGACAAAAAGAACCCTTAATACATTGTGTATAAAATGCAAATGGATTGTCGGATAATTCCGGTTTGAATTTATGCCATGTTCTACAAAGCATCATCATAGCGTATGCTTGCATGTCTTCGTTATATGTATATCTTTTGTATTTTGGACTATTTGCGTACCTCTTAACCAATTCAGTAAGCATAGTGCCCAGTCTATCAGATATTTTTCCTGCCTTGTGGCTGACTATAACTTCAAACAGCCATTCTTTCCTTCTAGTTAGACTTCGAATCCGTTTGACATATTTATTTAGCATCACTGCCACCAGTTAAGGTTACTAGCTTCTGTGCATCGGTGACTGTCTGACCGTGGTCTTCCTCATCATGTACAAGATGTAAGTCGTTTGTATGGTCATTCATGTACGTGTGTGATGGGTTTAGACCCTGTTTTAGTAACAGTTCGTCGCGGACATCACGCTGCGCCTTTTCTTTGTTTAAGAATTGGTTGAATGAATTGTGAACACAAGTAGTATAATACGCGAATGCGTTGGTAAACCTGTCAGGGTCAAACTTGTGCCATGTTCTACAAAGCATCATCATAGCGTATGCTTGCATATCTTCATTATATGTGTAGCCAATATATCTTCCTGCCCTTCCATAACGCTGTGTCAACATCTGTAGCATTCGTGCTAATTTGTCTGACATAATACCTGCTTCTCTAGATTTTACCACTTCAGCAAATAAGTCTTTGTTATTAAGGTAGTTTCTTTTGGCTGGCTTTTTTTCTTCTTGTTTTTCTGCCATTTTTGTTTCTCCAGTTATACTATTATATATCATTATTTTAGTCTTGTCAACAATGATAAATACCTATTAATAACGAAGAGGTAAGAAATGGCAGATTTAAATAACAAAGTCCGATTGGTTTCCGCACAGAACCGAAACCGGCGCGTCAACTTCCGCGCATCGCCAACGGTGACGGAAAATAGAAACGTTAACTACAATGCGTTGGAGCCATTACATGCACCCGGTCAAATTCAGGTATATAAGAATACATCGTCACGAAGCTTTAGTATCTCTGACCTAAAGTTAATATCTCGCACACAAAAAGAAGCGGATGATAATATGAAAATATTGTGGCAGCTTCGTTCTTGGACAATGCCACAGTTTGGCAGTTCAACGCTTAATGATTTTCAAGTAGAAAGTCGAAACCGCAGAGCACGGGGTGATTTAGAACCATATTTTAGAAAATCACCGGAAGGACAAAGAGAAAAACAAGAATATTTTGGTACTGAATTATTAGGCGCACCACCAGAAGTATTATACCTGTCGGCATACTCACGCGATGTCGGTTCTGATAGGGTAGAAGGGAAAGTAGGAACTAGGAGATGGCAAATAGCCCAACACCTTAATAAGATTCCCGTCGTTATACAACAGTTAACGATACCATATCCAAATGATGTGGATTATATAACAACGTCAAATAATGTTCCTATTCCTATCATAATGAATTTGGACCTATCTTTAATAGAAACCCATTCACCAAATGCATATGAAGCGTTTAGCTTGAATGACTTTAGGTCTGGAACACTTCGAGGATTTTAATTATGGCATTTAACGCAAACGAAAATACAACAAAGTCAACCGATAATAGAAACTCGCGATATGTACAGGGCGGAACCACAGATATATATAATAATAGGTTAGGTTGGTGGGAACGACGCAAATTTGAACGCCAAGATGACGATATTCGGTATATTGTCGGTTCTATTGAAGTAGGCCGACCGGATGTAATATCCGACATAGTGTACGGTAAAGCAATTTACGCATGGTTGGTATTACAATACAATAACATAGTAGATGTCGAAACCGAATTAGTTATAGGAAAAGAACTATTCTTACCGACACAAGACAGACTCATATTAGATATTATTACTAAGCCAACGGGCGGTAATACAAAATAAAGGTACACAATGTCCAACCCTCAAAATATACTTGGAAAGTTTGATACGTATGCATATCACCATATACTTATGGTGTGTGATAGTACACAAACTGCCGAAGCGTTAGCAGAATCAACAGAAATTACTACATTTCAACATCCAAGAAATGGTGTGCGATATTCAGCACGCCCATTAAAAGATGGTAAGTACGTAACGCTTATTGACGGTACGACTGATGCGAGGTTTTTTATAACTGATGCCCGCTGGTCAACGATTATAGCCGCAGGCGACACGATAGGTAAAGGTGATTTGCCACAATCAACGTCGATGACCACAGATGGGGAGTTAGATATTGTAGAACCCATGGGTGCATCCTTCCTTAATAGATTGACAGATATATGTGATGAATTAGAAACAGACCCGGTCGGGTTGATTTTCTTGATAAAGACTATCTTTGTGGGTCATAACGCAAACGGCAAAACCGAGATGATATCGTCAGTAAGACCCCTGATGTTTGTTGCCTATGACATCTCTGCTATCTTTGATAGTTCTGGCGCCAAATATAAGATGTCGTTCGTTGGCTTAACTAACGGTGCAGGCAAATTACCACAACCAAATAAAATATTTGAGGGCTTGTCGTTTGTTATAAAACCAACATTAACGAAAACCTTTGAATCGATTGAAGCGAGTATTAACGAAAAGTATAAGGGATACAAAGAGCGTGCCGCCACAGAATTCGCCAAGACGTTAGAAGATGTGGCATTAGACCAACGCGGTTCAACAGCCACCAGATTCCTTATTGATAATTACAGGGATGTTAAATATAAGATTATCTCAACCGATTACGATTCTTACCCCGCTGGTGATATTGAGCATATCCGAATTAAAGATAAACTTGATGCACCAACTGTTAATTACGGAGGCGATGTCGGCATTGAAGATATTCTAAAGCGCATTATGGCATCCTCTTCCCGCGTCGTTGCTGATAAAAATGACCCAGAAGAAAAATATATCTATAAAATAATTTCAACCCTGCGTTCAACCCCGACCGAATATATTATTGAATATCATATAAACAAATATAAACAAGCAATCAGTCCTTATACTCAGCAACAAAAAGATGGTAACGTTGTACCATTAGATGGTCAATCGATTGAATTTGATTATATCTTTACTGGCAAAAATGTAGACATAAAAACCTTTGATATTAAAATGGAAATGGGTATGGCATTTTTTCAAATCGCCGCCACAACTAACAATATACCAGCACAAGAAGAAGCAATAAGCGGCGCCACATCACACATGGTTCACACGACAGGCAGCACAGATGTTGCGTCAACAGGTATGAAGCTTAGAGGTAGAACCCCATTATTTTTAGGTTCTACATTAAAAAATCAAATGAGTCGCAACACCACAAAACCTGTTGACTCTGCAAGTTTTCAAGCTTTACTTGAACGTCATGCCGCATTAGAAAACGTTGCGGCGAATATGACAATTTATGGCAACCCACAACTTTTGGATGAAATGTCTATTTTGCCGAGTGAAGTTGGAGCTAAACAAACAGAGGATGCACAAAAAAACGCTACTATAAATCCACAATGGTTGTCGGTTCCGACGCTAATAAAAGTAAATATTAAAATGCCTGTTGATGCGAATGATGTTAATACAGAATATGAGCAGTTTTGGTATAGTGGATATTATATGTTATTATCCGTAGATAGTGTTTTTGCTGATGGTGTGTTTACGCAAGAACTTGAAATGTTTAGTATACCAATTGGTAATGAGATAGATTCGCTTACAGATGAGGAAAAAGAAGAAATAGCATTCGATAAAGAATTCGATGAAGCCATTGCACAAGAAGCGGCAAACATCGCCGCAAATTCTGTACCACAAACAGAAACAGAACTGAAAGACCGCGCAGCTATCAACAAACAAAAAATCCTCACAAGACGAGGTTTTCGTTATCTCAAGCGTGCGCCCGTTAAACATGAAATAAAAATAGAAGACTAATTATGAAGAAGCCGACACCAGTTGCAGAATCTAATAAATTAAGAAATATAAATGGCGAATTCACCATGATTACTATGGGTGAAGTTGTTGATACTAACGACCCACAACAGATGGGTAGGCTTCGTGTTGCATGTCCATTACTTGGTGATTTAGAAGACGATGTTGTTAGTGATGTCCCATGGGCATCATATGTTTCTCCATTAGCAGGCACCACCACCACCCCATCTCGTGGGCGTGAGGATGCAGTAACAGCAGGACATGTTGCATATGGTATGTTTAATATTCCAAAAGTCGGCACCAGCGTAGTGATTGCCTGCATTGATGGCGACCCGCGTTTTCGTGTATGGTTGGGGTGCTTCACTGACCAATTCTTACCACACACTATGCCGCATGGTAGATATAGCTACAAAACCAAAGAACAACCAGATGGTCCATTTTCCTCAACCGAAGATAAAATTCAACCATTATACGACAGTCAAACAGAAGCATTTACTAATACTGAAACTGGCGTAGACCCAAGGAAATCCTTTGAATATAGAACCCGTGGTGCCGACGTTGGTGTTTCTGGACTAACTCCCGAATTCGTCAAGACGAAAGATTCAACATTATCGTGGTTAGCAGACGACGTAAGCGAAGGCTATGAAGATGATGAATACAAACATACACACGGATACCACGAAAGTAGAATTGAGGATGGTGCGTCAGATAATACAGACGGAAAGGTTTATGACCCACAAACCTATTCATGGACAACACCGGGTTTCCACGGTATGTCAATGTCGGACAACGAAGAAAACTGCCGTATAAGATTTAGAACCACGCATGGTCACCAAATCATAATGGATGATACAAATGAGCGCGTATACATTAGTACCGCTGGCGGTAAAACGTGGATTGAATTAGACGAAGTTGGTAATATTGATATCTACGGTGAACGTAACATTTCGGTGCACGCTGAAAAAGATATTAACTTTGTTGCTGGTGGTAAATTCAGCGTTGAAGCAGAAGATGGTATACATTTGTCTACGGATGGTGAAGCCCGCATATCAGCATTCACTGGCGTACATTTACAATCAGATGACACCGTAAAGATTAAAGGCTCCACAATGTTTGTTGAATCTGATGAAGATGTGGATATTAAGGCTGGTGGTAGCTTTATTGCACACGCAGCTGGCGGCACCGCTAGTTTATTAGCATCTGCCAACGTATTACTTACTGGTTCACAAGTACACTTTAATGGACCAGCTGCCCCACCCGCCGCAGGCACAGCAGGCATATTAGACCCATTACCAGCTAGTCGTAAGCCAGAACACGAGCCATGGGCACGTACAATGATTCTGGACGACGGTACAGCAGAATTTGAATATAATGACGTAGATATTGGTCATGTGGAAAGCGGTGAAAAATTGAAAAGAAACCGCAATTGGCACCGTTAAAACCAATACTGCATATAAGATAAATATAAGATAATATTGGAAATATAATATGGCTCGTGAGAATTTATACAAAGGATATTCGTCATTTGAATTTGAAAGGAACAAGACACTAACCCTACGTGACGTAGAATTGGTGAAACTTGACCTGTTAAATCATATATTTACACCCCGTGGTACGCGGGTAATGATGCCAACATTCGGAACGATTGTTTCGGAATTGACCTTTGAACCATTAGACGCTGACACATTAGACGAATTGCATTCGGAAATAAAATCAGTAATAGACTTTGACCCACGAGTTGAAATACTAAAGCTGGCAGTTGTACCAGATTATGATACTAATACGGCAATTGTAGAATGTACATTACTTTATATAGAACTAGATACAGTTGATGATTTTAATTTAAACATCAAATTTGAGGATTAATATGGCAAACCAGATAGCAAGAGCTGAAGCATGGGAAATTATTCACGAAGCGTTTACGCAAGTTAATTTCAATTCCTTTGACTATAGTAC